TGGTGCTCTTACAAAATGTTTAAGACCATTAGGTACATCTGTTTTAATGAACCAAGCATCTGTATCAGTTAAGTAATGATTCACAGTATAGCCTTGTGGAATCATTCCCATAGATACAACTGCATTGATATCATTATCAGCTGTTCCAACTCTTTGTGTTGACTTCATAAGTCTCTCAGCAGTAAATTGTAAAGCTGAAGGCACGATTAATTTCATACCTTTAGCTGCAATTTTTAAACCTCTTTCATCTGTAAGAGCTGCAATGTCAATTAATGCTTGCTCCAAAGATGTTTCGTTAAGGTCTGCTGCAGTCGATAACTCATTCTGTTCAGTTCCAGTAACGATAGGGTGGTCAGTAGCTAAAAGCTCCTTACCATCTCCACCATCTGCTGTTCCGAACCCGTTGTTCAACACCTTAGCCGCTTTCACTTGTTTAGTGTTAGCCATTGATCTCGCTAAAGCTTTTGTATATCTAGACGCAAGTCTATCATACAAGTTATCCTCGATCGCTTCTTCAGTGATCGCGAACGCTAAAGCAAGCGTTTCATGTGTATAACGAGCGGTGAAAGTTTCTTGAGCGTTGTCAAATGAAACTCCCGTTCCTTCTGCTTTGATTGGTGCATTTGCGAAACCAGATAACATTACTTCTTCTTCAAAAGCTCTGTCTCTGTTTTCAGTGTCAAAAATCTCCGCATGTTCGTTAGCATAGTTTTTGTATTCCAAGCCGAATAGTGCATTCAAACCTGGCTCTAGTTCTTTAACTAGCTGTCCTCTTGATATAGCCATTTTTTATTCTCCTATTCTGCTATTATACGCCAGTTGCGGTCATATAGAAATGTTCGTTGATGATCACTTTAAAGTTACAATTAGCTGCTGTTAAGTCGCTATTGTCAGGATCGTCCGAAATTCCGATGATTCGCAAGTTAGCTGTAGTTGTTGATTGAGTGTCCGTCACTTCAGTTTTAGAAACAAAATGCGGAGTTACACCTGCAGAAACAGCAACGTCGGCGTTTGTGAAAACGTCTAGTTGTTGAGTTGCACCTGATGCATCCGATTGTACTTCATAAACTTGAAATGGATCATCAGTTATAAAAGCTTTGATATCAGTAGCTGCATTTGAAGCAACTAGGTGATTAGCAAAGGTTGGTTTATTTGTTGAAGAGTCAGTATAAAACACACCCTGACAAGAGCCCAAAAGAACTCCGTTATCAGTAGCTGCGCCTATGCCAACAGTTCCTGCTGCCAAAGCAACCATAAGGTCGTTTTGAGCAAAAGCTGAAGCACTTGCTGCTACTTCATATTCAGTAGCTGCGTTATTATCTGCTGACTGTCCAATTTTGCCTAGGGGTTTTAATCCGAAAGCTGCGTCTTGGTTTGCCATATTATTTTCTCCTTTAGTGACCTGTCCTTACGGACCTCCAGTCACAATTAATTGAATTCGTTGGCAAAAATTACTAAAAAATTATTAGTCTTTTTTTGTACCACCGAAGGTTACACGGGACTGTCTATCAATATCGATAGGCATTCCTGGGTGCTGTTCCTTCATGAGGTCGTTATTGATCGCTTCGTCTTTTTGTTGTGTAAGGTTATCAAAATACTCCTTACGCGATTTAACTAACTCTAAAGATATCCTAGCCAGCAATAGTCCGCCAACTCCGATCACTCCCTTGTATTTACCTGTATCAATCGCTGGATAATCTGTGTCAGGATATTCATCAGCTCTCACTAATTCGTAACCTGATCTCAGCTTACCGGTCATGTTTTTTGTATCGTCAAAACCCATTGACTCGGCTCTTATCCACCTGTGATGATATCCATCTGGTGCAGGGGGTGCATCTAAAGATGATGGTGGAGTCCAAACTTGTTTTCTTACTTCTTTAACTCTAGTTTGACTCGCACGGGAAGCTTTTATTGTATCTTTTTGCATATGCTTATATCTCCTTCGTGATTATTTTTAATTGTTTTGCATAATCTTCTAATGGCACTCCTAATTTTTTAGCAATTGCTACCTGCGATGAAGTGAGTCTCACAGTTTGGCGACCAGGTTTAACACTTCGCGTTGCTGACGCAACTGTTTGTGTCGGTCTAGTCGTTCCTTCCGATAGTTCTTTTCTAGCAAATTTATGGGGGAAGTCAAGCTTTATACGCTTATCTATCTCAGCATAATATTCGTCAGAATGTGGGTCGAAGCCTTCTTGTTTAGTTAACTTCTCATGTAAGTCAAATGCTGTGTAAGTCATAGCATTATCTTTACCAAACCATTCATTTCTATCAGCCCATTCTTCTGCTTTTGGATCAGCAGGAGGTGCTTGAATTGCTTGGTTTAAAGAAGGCTGAGGAACACGAGTTTCTTTTAATTGTTGTTGGTATCTACTTTTTAAAGTATTAACTTTAGATTCTTCAATACCAATTCTAGAAATATCTTTTTGTGCATCAACTTCTGCGTTAATATCACCATCTTCTCTTGCTCTTAAAAGTTTTGCTTTAGCAACTTCTAAACCAGTCTTTAATTTACTTTCTAAAGCATTAACATAGCCTGGTTCTAATCTAGAAACTTTTGTTTTTAATTGTTCTAATTCAAATTGGCCACCTTTTGCAAAGTCTAAAGCAGCTTCTTTTTGTCTTTCTGCTTCTCGCCATTTTTTAGTTAGCTTTGCAATTCTTTTTTGAACGCCTTCGCTGTATTGTTCTAATTCTTCTTTTGGTTCTTCTTTCTTAGTTTCTTCTTTTGGTTCTTCAACTTTTGGTTCTACTTTTGCTTCTTCAAGTTTTTCTTCACGTTCATTTTCATAAGTTTTATCTTGTTCGTTAGTAGTTTCTTCTTTTACTTCTTTTACTTCTTCTACTTCTTTTACTTTTTCTTCCTCTAATTCAACATCTGCACCGGGACCCGATGTATCGATATCAACTAGATCTTGTTTGTCATCTTCTGGCATAGTTATCTCCTTCTATGTTATACATTATGCAACACTGATTCAGGATCTTTTATAGTTCCTAAAACTTCGTCGTCGTTTAATAAACGGACTTCTCCGCCGTCAATTGGTAAACGTGACCCTGCGTATCGCGCAAAAATCACCCAATCTCCTTTTTTACACCAAGGACCTGTTGGAAATTTTTCTTTATCATAATATGCTAAAGGTCCAACATTTAAAACATAACCACAGTTTGTAGCTATCCTTAATTTCTCTAAAGATTCTTGTGCAATAATAATTCCACCTTTAGTTTTCTCTCTCGGTGTGAAAGGTAAAACTAAAAGTCGCCAGCCGCTAGGTTCGGGTAGCTGGTCTTTTACGTTTTGTATGTTGTCTGGATTCAAAGGTTCTTTTTCACCTTTGGCTTCATCTAGGTATTTATCAGAAAGAGCATTCCTATGTTTTGGAACTTCCTTTTCCGATGTCGATAATGTTTCCTTGCTCATCTTTTTGCTCCTTTTTTTCTAGCAGGTTAGAGATTTCCTGTAGTAAGTATTGATATGTTCTTGCCTGTCATAACATATACTGATATTTTTCCATATTGTCAACACCACCACTTATCATGGTATCTCCAACTCTCTGTAAACTGTTTCTTATTATTTTTTGTATCTTTGATACAATTACTAACGGATCCACTTATATCATTCCTTTATAATATTTCTTATTGTGTGGATTTGATAAATTAACTCCACCATACTCACCTCTAATGCTTGGTCCAATATATCCACCTTCATTAACTTTTACTCTTCCACCTTTTGTATACTCTTTCTCCCATCGCTTTGCGATTTCCGGGTGGTTAGCATGCATATATCGTCTTTGTTTTTCTGATTTAAACATTATTTTTTCCCTCCATTTCTAAATATTTGTGTTCCCTTGATACCAAATATGCTCGCGCAAACTAAAATCCATAAATTTGTAAACCATGAGGGAAGCGCCTGGAAATGTTCAAAGAACACTTTTATCTTCTCCATAGCCGCAGGATCGTCTGACCATACCCCCCAGGCCAAAATTATTATGGGCAATGTGAGAATGCAAAGGACAATTTCGTCCTTGTAGTCGTTTTGCCGGGCCTCTAAAAGTTTTCCCTGGTAAGTTTCCTCGCCGCTGGCCATCTTTCGCGCATGCATATGTTGTGCATCAGCCATAGCCATCTTTGTCTCTTGACGCTTTTTGTAAATATGTGTTCCAGCGTTTAACGCTAATTTAATTGCTCCAAACCACATATTAGTACCAGGTTACTGGTTTTTGTTTTCTAGCAGCCCCTGTTCCAGCTACAGATTGTTTATCCTTGGGTTATTTATTATCAACCCTTGGAGTTTTAATCACTTTTTCTTTATTTGTAGGTGCATACCCTTTCCAAGCCATTTTTCCTCCTTAGTTTCTTCTTGGTTTCATCATAGCTAATTTTTCTCTTGCCTCATTAGCCATTTCTTGTTTTTCAAGTGAAGTATCAGCTCTAAGTTCGGCTAATTCTTCATTTTGATCCAGTTTTTCTGAATTCAAACTTTGATTCATCATTGTTTTCATTTTTTCAAGATTTAATTTGTCTTCAGCGTCTTTTCTCTTCTGTTCATTGTCTTGTGCTCTGATATCTAACTCTCTTGCTCTTAATTGTGCAATTGGATCATTACCATAGTCTCCAGTAATCTGTTTTTCCTCTTTCATGTAATCTTCCATCATATCAGCAATCAAAATCGACTTTCTTGCTTCAATTTTTTGTTGCAAGGGTGCCATTTGTTGTTGAATTTGAGGATTTTGTTGTAGCATCTGCTGCATTTTTGCTAATTCTTGCAACTCGTTTCTAAACTCTAATTCAATCTGCTCTTGACCCATTAAACTTATGTGCTCTAAACAGTTTTTTTGAACTGCTGCTGCAACCATGGGTGCGTTTCTAACCAAGTTAGTCGCTAAAAAGTTCAAATGCGCTGTAATGTGTGCTCTGTGATCTTGTCCAGGAAAAGCTTGAAAAGGTTTTGAACCCATTGCATCAATATGTTCTAATGCAGGATCTTTTGGCGCTGGTTGTTCTGGTTTTTTTAAAATTGTATCTATATTTTTTACACCTAACGCTTCATACATGTTTCGATAAATAGCATATTGATTATGTAGTTCTGGATTAGATGTTGCCAATTGTAATTCTGTTTGTGCCATTGATATTCTTTGTGTTTGAGAAAAAATATTAGGATCAGCAACCGGTAAAATATCTACCCTATCATCAAAGTCCATTTGTTTAATTTGTTTTTGTTGATTTGTTTTG